AATTACCTGCAAGTGCTAAGTTATCAATAGCCATTCTTGCATGACCATTCATAACTTGTTGTGAGTCTTCCATATTTTCTGGAACTCCAACACCAAAAAATTGATATGGATTTAATTCATATGGACATACTAGATAAGGAATACGATTTGGTGTAAATGGATTTTCGACCATCCTTAATACTTCATTACCACAAATCCAAACATTAACTGATACTACATCACCTGTAGCTTCATAAGATAAACCACATTCATCTGCAGTTTCTCTATCTATTGTTCCCCAATATTCTAATACTTCAAATCTATTTTTATAAATACTTGTAATATTTTCTCTGTCATATAGAGAAGATTCAAATCCTCTTGTTTGATAATTAGGACCCATCTCTAAACATTTCATAACAGCATCTGCATTAAACATAGGTTTCTCTGCTAGATCTTCAAACTGTTGTTTATTGTAAGAATGTCTTTGAATTACATAATCACAATCATGAATGTTTGTAGCATTTGGATCTGGATAAAAATCCCAACAAGATACAGCTTCTATACTTGGAATAGTTTTTACTTTCTTAACTTGTATATTAATCTCATTACCATCTTGATCTTCACCACTATCAAATGAATTATATTCTTTTAAATCTGTGAATGGTCCTTTTAAAATACCCGTACCTAATAATACCATTTCAAAAAATACATGACGCATAATAGTAATAGCTCTACTCTCTTCAAGCTGATCATGTATTAGTTTTTGCATTTTCTCTGCAGCCATTCGTGCAGGTTCTATCTGTGGCTCACCCCTACTAGCAGGGCCTTCTTCAAAACCTAAATTTTGATATTCTTGAGCAAGGTTTCTCATAAGATCATTTGCTGTAGAGCCTGGTGGTATATCTCTACCATCACCATTAAAACCATAAGGACTCATAGGCTCTTGTGGTTGTTGTGGTTGTTGTGGATTTAAGTGTGCTCTCTCAGCTATATCTTCTGGTACGGATGTAGGAGATACTCCTAATGGAAACTTGCCCTGTGAAAATAAAACCTCAATGATCTGACCAAATGAAGCAAGAACTTTAGTTTTTGTTATCTTAACAAATACTCTTGACTTTTCGTTTTCACGAAATGCCATCTCTGGTCCATATAATCCTCTGTAGTTTCTATATGCTTTTAACCATCTCTTCTCATCATAGATCTTAGATGTCTCAGCTTGTTGAAACTTATCTCGGACTAAACCAACTAAAGGACTCCCCTCGGATTCGTATCCGCCATTGTTTTTATTTTCTTCTTCCATTTAGATTAGTAATCTCTTTCTTCAGCCATTCTAAAGATTGCTGGATCTACTTTTGATTTAGACTTACCTTTTGCATCATTACCATCACCAGCCATATCACCTTGATTTACTTTTGAATTAGGGTCAATCGCCATTGGTTCGTTAGGTGCTTTTGGTGCATCAGGTGCTAACTCTCCGTGCATGTATCTTTTTTTTATGTCCATTTTTTCTCCTCTGGGTTTTTTTCTTTTTCTTTTTAGTGCCTGCATAAACGACAGGTATAAAATTGCTCTTGGGTCCAAGACTCATTAATAATCTTTTTCGTCAGCCATATTAAACAAAGAATCTTGCACATGTTCTGAACCAGGTTTGCTGACTTCAGTTACATCATACTCAAACGGCTGATATTTTCTAGGTGCATGTTTAGAAAAGTCAATATTAGTGTGTTCCCTGTTTGGCTGTTTGCCATCAGGTGCATCACTGAACTGACCTTGTTTAACTTTAGCTTTCGGATCGAATTTAGCTTCCATCGTGTTCTCCTGTTATAGTTTTATCTTTTTAATCTTTAATATATTTTTAGTTGGTATGGTTGTATGTCCACCACCTTGTTTTATTTCATTGTTTGATTCAAAATTAAAATCAGACATTAGAATCGTAACTTTATCATCTTGTTTCATAAGCCAACCAACAGTGCAACAAACCGCAGTAGTTGATTTTTTTATATCAGGTATATCAACCCAAATCGAATCAGCAACGATATCTTCCCACCAGGCGATTACTAAATCGTATGGAAAAATTTTTTTATTAACTTCGGGAAGTTTTCTTTTTTTTGACACCCTTTATCTTTCCAGAATTTTCCATAGCATAAAACACGGCCTCACCTTTTTTCTTGCCGTATTGTTTTACCATAGATTTTTTAATTTTTTTACCTTTTTTATTTAGTGGCATTAGTATCCAAATTTATTATCAGCCATCTGATAACTATCTTGAGTAGATGAAAGTCTAAATCGTTCTGCAAATTTAGGATGTGTTGGCCTACTCATACAACCATAACGTAATGCATCGTATGCGTGATCCTCTGCATTTGTATCCACATCTTCGGGGTTCTTATCGTCTGTTGGTAATGATCCTAAAGTTCTAATTAGATTCTTACAGGTTTTAAATACTCTTATACCTGGTTCTTTGTCAATTATCTTTAATCGTTTGTGAACTTCTAGTTTACCATTAATTCTACTTTTAGGTGATCTATCTGATGGTCTCCATCTACATCCATATCTAATCATGGTCTCTGCGATACTAGGACCTACATCACCTCTCTTGGCCCAAGTACTTGCGTCTAATACACCATAGTGTATATACTCGTTATTCTCTAACATCAAGACCTGACGTGCAAAATTATCTGCCGTAACTTTTTTAGTATATAATTCTCTATAGATCCATAGATTATTATTGTAATCAACAGCAAACCATAGCACACAAGCAGGAGAAGAATAACCCCAGTCAGCAGCACGAAACTTATACCAGCCTCTAGGTATATCAAAAGGTTCGACCACATGGGTTGCTTTACTAAATTCTGGAAAAGCTGAATCCTCATATGCATCCCAGTCTCCATC